GGACTAAAGAATCAAAGTGCGTTTGTCTATTTATAAAATAATCTATACGCTTAAATAAACTTAAGTCGTTATCGGACATTTTAGTGGTTCCAACGTTTCTAGGAGTTCTTCTGCATGCTCAGTTTCTGAACAACGAGTACAACAGAGAATAGAGTCTATATAATTAATCTTCTTCACAAGTCTGTAAAACTTAGGCCTCACATCTTCCATTACTTCTTCTTTTGTTTCTACTATCATCTTCTACTGCCCCATAACCTTTAATCTCATACCCTAATCTTCTCATTTTCAATCACAAGCTTAAAGAACTTAGAGGAATAATACTCTTCAGATCCCATATCATTTTCTACCTTGTACGCATTCAGCTTCTCTTCTGTGTGAATTTCTAAGATCTTATAAGTCTTGTGAAGGGTGAGTTCACCCTTCACGCTTTCAATACAAGTTACATTCCAGGTCATTAGAATTCCCCTTCAGGGACAGTCATAAACTTATTGAATAAATAAAATTTCTCTTCACCGAGATCGTTTACGATCTCGTAGGCTAGCCTTTGTCTTTTTCCTACTAATTTAGTAGATAGAACTCGGTAGAGCTTACCGTAGGTAAGCTCGTCCTTCTTAAGAAAATACTTGCATTTAACAGTTCTGCCAGTCATAACTATCCCCTTCAAAATTTACAAGACAGCCAGTGCCGCCTGCGGCAGCCCCGCCCGTCAATTGAGCACTTCGTGCTCAGCCTTTACTAAAATTGTTTTCCGCTTTAGCGGAGTCTCCGCTCGGAGTTTGGCGTCTCCGACGCCATACGGATGGTTAAACGACAAAGCCTCAGAACAAGCTTTAATGATAAAGAGGTTAGTACTATTAGGGTTTAGTTTTCTGCACATGGGTTCTGAAGTCTCCGGTTGGAGCGGGGGCGATAGCACCTGCTCCGTTTAGCTATTATACTATTAGTTTTGAGTTCTGTGTGCCCTCAGTCGCCGGGCAGGCTGTTCACGTCTGTCGACCCCGAGCAGGCGTTTGTCGAAATTTTGATTTGGCTTTGACCCCCAAAGACTAACATCTGTCAATAGGGATAAATTACGCAAGTTTTACTCATGCTTTCCTAAAGCTAGTTATAGCCTCAAATAAATTTTATTACTTTTTGTTGGGGCGGTTATCTAATGGGAAGGATAGGGCCTGCTTATTTTCTTCTTTAAGATAGGCCTTTATCTTTTCCCTTATGTCGTCACTAAACGGGGTTAAGGCTTTAAGAAGCGCAACTGGTGATTTACTCATTAGTAATCACTCCCTGTAGGTATATCGCCGCATTTAGACTAAATGAAAGTCATAATAGCTTTGTGGTATACTTTTAGTAATCCTTTATAGGCTATAGGAGGTTAAGGCATGAAGATGAAGGTTTGTGCTATGTGCGGATCGGATTTTCCCCAGTGGGCATGGGTAAATGGTAAACAGAAAGTTTGGAAAAATCGTAAGTACTGTTTTACTTGCTCTCCCGCTGGGTTACATAATACTAAACAGCTACACGTACCAAAGGCTCCGTTGCGGGAGGGCCTGCAGAGATGTTCTTCATGCCTTGAGTTTAAGGAGAGGACTAAGGATAATTTTCATCAGTCTGGTCCGGGGAAGCTTGCTGGACGCTGTAGACTTTGTGCTAATTATATCGCTGCTGAGAATCAGAGACAGATTAAGAAAAATGCAGTCGCGTATAAGGGCGGGTGTTGTCAGGGGTGTGGGTATAACGCTTGTTCCGCTGCACTTGAGTTTCATCATTTGGACCCCAGCCAGAAGGATTTTACTATAAATCGGGCCCACGCTACGCATAAGGCCTTTGAACTAGTTAAGAAAGAGCTGGATAAGTGTGCGCTTTTATGTGCTAACTGTCACCGGGAGGTGCATAGCGGTATAAGGGTTTTGGAGTTGTAGTTGGTCCCGACGGGCGGTTCCGACCCGCCTTCACTGTTTTATGAGAACAGGGCATTAGCCATTATGCAACGTCGGGATGCTTTTGGAGCCGACATCCAGACTTGAACTGGAAACCTGCTGTTTACAAAACAGCTGCTCTTCCTATTGAGCTATGCCGGCGTGGTTTTGAGACCCCTGGGCGTGACTACCTGGATTTGAACCAGGGACCGACTGCTTAGAAGGCAGTTGCTCTATCCGGGCTGAGCTATAGCCACGCCCAGGGGTCTCCACTAGTTATCTAGCTTTCGCTGATCTTAGCGCTTCACGCTAAGATCAGCTTTTTCCAAGCTGATCCTTCAGCTTATTGAACGAATCCGCATCACCCTTTTCAAAGTAGGTCCCCAGAGCCTTTTCGAGCTGATCCACCTTAGCTCTGGCCTTGTTTTTCTTTTCCAGTTGTTCCTTGGACCAGTTAGAAGTTACTGTAACCCCGCTCTCGTCATAAGCAACGACGTCAGCTCGGATCTTCTTGAACTCGCCACTAAGCTCTTTCAGCTTAGCAACCGTCTTTTCAACGGTTTCAGTTCGTACAGCAAGTTCCCGTTCTACGAGGGTCGCTACTACGCGGTCCCTCACTTCGCTTGAAGACGAATTGACCTTTGCTGCTACTGCTGCTAGAACTTCCCCCGAGGACGTTTTCCCGCTTTCGCTCGGAGAGTTTTGGGCACCTTCCGCAAGTGCATCTGGATCCATAGTATTCTTTCCTCCGTTCTTTTGCTTGGTCTTTATACGAATGGTAATTGTTCCTAGCGTTGTCTAAAACAGATTTGGTTGCGAAGGGTAACCAAGACTCCTGGTCCAACACTTTACCAGCTCTATGAGCCCTAATCTTAGCTTCGATGTAAAACACCCTAGCTTTTAGTCTTGGACAGAGCTGATAACCTTTTGGATCCCTTAAGACCCTCTCTAAGACCTCTAGGCGGCGCTCTACGCAGGCTTTTTCAACCTCTTGGAGTAGTTCTAGTAACATAGTACCCAAACCCCCTAGAATCGAGTATGGCGGGCCTTGCAGCATAGATGTCCCGTCCGTTGGAATCCTCTCCGATTGGAACTGGCATCTTCTTTCGGTTGAAACCAACCCTGTTGTACATGCGCCAGAGCCTTTGTTCGAGTTCGGTCATTAGAGGCTCCCTATTACTAGCAGAAGGAGGAGAAATCCTATCCAAGGTATTGAACTACTCTCAGGAGAAAAGAAGGGCCTTCTGGGACCCGCTGGATGGGTTCGCATACTTTCTTCTCCCAGACTGGGGACTTATTGGCCCCAGCCGTAAATTGGTGGAGCTGTCCGGAATTGAACCGGAGTCCAACGATAGTAAACTACCGTTGTCGAATCACCTTACAGCCCCAAGGTTGTTAAGCCGGCATCGGCTCCGCGGGTTGATGCATATTCAGGTTCTCCAGAAGACTGGCAAGTGTTGCTTGCTTATCTTCTTGAGTCACAAAGTGATTTAGGGCCGCGATCTGGTCTGCCAAGAAGCCGAGGTCGTTGCCGTTCAGAGAAGCCAGATGATCAAAGACCAGAGCGATTCCCATCTTGTAGTTGCCTTGGAACACTGGCTCCAGACCACAGACGGCATTGTAGAGGTGGTACTCAGGAGAGTTCTCTTTGAACTCCCCGAGGCTTTGGCGAACGGCTTTCTTGGAGTCATTGAGTTTGTTTCGGTAACGACCATAGGCACGTTCACCGGAGTTCTTACGAACTCGGGGCTTCTTGGCAGGTGGCCCGAGCCAGGGATCATTCTTCGTAACGTTGAACGTTGGCTTGGACATTACCAAACCTGCGTAGGCACCGAAGTTGGCCATCAGTTTTGGGTTACCAAATTGTTGGATTGCTTGCGTGAGCAATCCATTGGCTAGTGCCATGGAGCCTGGTTGGCTCAATCGTCGACGAAGGTTGTCCCGGACTCCGCGCAGGGCGGAGACAGCTTCTTGGTTGTTCATTCTTTCTTCTCTCCTTGTATAGATTAATTGGTGCCGGGAGCGGGACTCGAACCCGCACGGTATTGCTACCGGGGGATTTTAAGTCCCCTGTGTCTGCCATTTCACCATCCCGGCAAGTTGATGGAGCCCAGGGGTATCGATCCCCTCAGTCTTAAGGTCCTTCCGGTTTGCTTAAGCCAGTACCATTTAAGGCCCCGCAACTAGGGAGGACTTTTGTCCTCCCTAGGATTTTGAGCGCTAGCCCCTACCGCCGCTTGCGCTCTTGCCCAGGCTGCCACCCGGGCTCCCGTCTAAGTTACTTTAGAGCAGAGACTGCTCCAGTAATAGCTGCCCGGATGGCAGCCACAAGCCCCCGGCTTGTAGTGGCCTTTGTCATGACCTTTGCCTTGGTGGTCTTGGTCACCGTGTGCGTCATGACGTTTGTATCGTTGACCACAACGATACGGTTTCGTGCCAGGCCCTTAAATCGATGAATAGGGACATCAGTCCCCGCCCGACGGTCGTAGGTAACCTGGTTGAAGTCTTCGATAATACCCGCAGCGGGCAACGCCACTCGAGTATTAAAGTTGAGTTCAGAAACCTTGGGATGGTCCAACCCCAGGGTAACGTTGCAGAGCACCGGCTCAAATTGATGAAGGAGCGTAGGATCCTTCACGTCATAGTAGCCGTAGACCCGTACCAGGTAGGAGACGTTAGGCCCCCATCCCTGGCCTTCCTTGAGATTCTTCGGAGGTTCCGTGAACGTTGTAACGTTTACGATCTCTCCGGCGTATGCAGTGAGTTCCATTGTTTCTTTCTCCGTCTCTTTATAGCTCTGGTATAGGCCCCATAGACTTTGCCCGTCTCCTCGCCTATACCTTTGAGGACCTCCCCGTTGTCCTCTTGCCCTCTACTGTTGTTTATTCGACCGTGACAGACTCCGGAGCGTCCGCATCAGAAAGGGTCTCTGCCACCTTGGCCGCAGCCCCTGCCGTCATCACCCGCGCAATGCGAGTAGTGACAGCCCCGGTGATAGAGTTCTGGCGAATCCTGATCATGGTTTGCAGCTTTTGTTCATGGAAGTAGGAAGTACCATTCCATTCCGCAGGCCCAAGGCCGTTGAAGTAGATAGTGCTCCCCGGCTTGAGTTCCACGTGCTGATTGCTCTTCAACAGAGAACCTGCATATTCCGTGTTCAAACGCTTTTCAATTTCTTGAAGAGCGTTTTCGCCACGAAGGCGGAACGTTACCACAGGCTTTTCCACAGCTTGGTTCTCAGGCTTGTCGAGATCCGTGAGATCTGGGTCGGGACCACCGTTTTTGGGGACGACCATGGCTTGAATTTCCACGATTACCTTCGTGGAAGCCTTGTCTTCGTCTTTGAACCCACGAGCCCACAGAATCCGACCTTTGAACAACGGCAGTGCCATTGATGTTACTCCTTGTATTACTCTTCTGCTAACACCTTGTTGATTTGCCGCATGACCTCTGGCGGTATGGGCTTGTGGCCCATTAGAACCATAGCGATGTCGGCCATTTCTCCTGGGTGAGAAGAAGCAATATGGTAAGGACTAAGCCAGCTGAGTAAGAACTCAAACTTGCCCAATCCCAACTCTTCTAGATCATACTGAGCCGCCTGGAATAGTGGACTTTCATCGTCTCCGGTGATTCCGTAGATCACTCCCGCGATGTACACTCTTTCCACTTCCGATGTCTCAATATGCCCCAGTCTTGTGAGTCTGTCGAGAGCCTCTTCCCGCAATCCTGTTAAGTTTACAATTTTCTCCAAGTTACTACCTAAAATCCCTTACACATGGCTGCTAGTGCAGCCCTTGCTAAGCGATTCCTAGATAGTACAGCATTACTGGTCCAAATAGCGCTGCTAACAGCGCCTGATTCGGAACCTTTAGTGCTTTGCTTAGAGAACTTAACTGCCAAGCAGTTAGCATAACCAATAATCCAACCAGGCCAGCGGCGTGATAAACACCCACTATTGTGCCTATTAGACTTATTGGTATTAGCCATCTTGGCTGTGGTATCCACGTTAGTTTCCAAACTAACGCTTGGCCTACTAGTATTCCTACTAGTATAAAACTTAGAAAGATGAGCCCATCGTATGGGCTTAGCGCATCTACTTTAGATGCCATTGCGGCTACAGCGCCGCTGCGCGTGCTACCAATGAGGACAAAGCCAAGGATTGCGAACATGCTGTTCGCTGCTTCTGCTGCGCTCTGCACAGCCAGATAGTCCTCTTCGTCTCTGGGCGCCATTAAAGCTACCAGAGAGCTTGTTCCTAGGCCTGCAAGGAGACCTGCAATCGTCCCAACGATCGCTCCCTTCATTTCGGTCTCTGAGTTCACTTCCCATTGGTTTTCTTTTTCCTCCGGCACGACTAAAGGTTTTCTAACCTTTATAAGTGCAATTGCATTGCCTACCATGAATAATCCACTTAGCAGCGGGGTCATTACCCACGAACTATTCTTTAGTGGACCATTAAAGGTGAAGTAGCCTAGAGTGGTTGCTAAAGCAACCACTAGAAGCGTTCTGAAGGGCTTAGACGATCGTAGGACGATCGTCAGCGTAATGGCAGCTAAGATAGCTGCCATAAAGGGCTTTATGAGCCCCACAACGGCTTCTAGGACATTGTGTCCGAGTAGCGCTGTTCCCAACAACGCTAGTCCTAGAAGAAGTACAAAAGAAAAGCCTGCCCAGACTGCTTGAGTGTGAATGCGTATTACGGCATGGGTGTACCCTTGGTACGCCAACTTAGTAGCAACGTCTGCGAACGCCAAGCTTTCTCTTGTTACTGGTTCTTTGATCTTTCTCAGGATTTCTAGTACTGCTGTACAGCCCACCATTGTGCATGTTAAGGCTACGTGTGAGAGCTCCGTTGTTGCTGCGATCAGCAGCAACAACGTCGGTCCATGTAAGCCAGGGAGTAGGCTTAATAAGGAGAAGATTATCCCAAGCAAACATCCAAGCAGCATCACTGGAGCCTCTCGATGTAGAACGTTCCAGAATCAAGGAGATAGCCGGAGATGTATTCCACCATTTGAGGGACACTTGTGTGTCCCTCATATGTCCCAGTAAGTTCAGCGCCAGCCATAGTACGAAAGGCAGCATGATAGAAACCTCTCCTACTCTTGAATTGTTCTGGCTTCCACTGCGTAATACGCAATGTTACTCGCTTACCCACAATCTGTGGATAGGCGACTGTGTCGCCTGCTCCACCAAGGATAGGCCTGCGTAGAGGCTTTATACTCTCTACTGAGAGCAGTCCCCTACCAAGCAACTTCCCAGTAATGGAGACGTAATCCCCGATGTTCGGGGTTATTATGTCTTGCGAGGGTTGTATCAACGCAATTGGTTGTTGGCCATCAGCAGTTTGCAAAGTAATGAGCTTAGAACCCAGCTCGTTAAATTTTACATACAAAACAGTTGCTTTGAGTTCTACTAATTGATCAGAAGCTCTTAGAGCCTCAAATCCTGTTATTGGCTTGGCGACCAGTGCTTGGTCTGCTAAAGGTTTGTAACGAGAAAGAAAGAAAAGGAGGAGTAGAACTCCTCCTAAGCGGATAATGCTATGCATTTAACCAGTGTAGAGAACACCGAGCGTTCGCTTCTTGCGCATGTATGAGAACAAGCGATCATTATCAATGATCGGAGCCTCAGGACAAGGTAGATAACGGTTGCCTCCTCCACTAGCTTTAGTCATATTGAGAAGCTTAGGGGGCTTTCCCGTAAGCCCCCTGATGGCGTCAGAGAGCAGGAAGGCAGCGCTAGAGAGCCCAGGAGGACACATGATGATTTCGTCTGCGCCTTGAAGCCCGCACAAGGCTTCAAGATTCATTACAAGGCCTACTATAGCCTTGTGAAGGTTTTGCATCTGATCGACGTGGAAGTTGTAGGCGACGATAGTAATATCATTGCCTAGGAGAGTCTTTAGGCTCTCCTTTACTTCTTCACTGGGAATATGTCCCAGCAACACTACCCTCTTCACTCTGGCCACCTTCTGTGTTCGACAGTCGCTCCGGTTTCGATGTGCTTGATTCTGATCCCGATTGGACCTGCCCTAAATTCATAAGGATCTAGAGAGAGGTCTTCTTCGATTGGAGGATATCCTATCCTTCCATCTTTCCAGAGGATCCCAAAGTACTCCCAATCGAAGACCCCGACCACTACGTGGTCATTCAGCGTCTTCATCTCGATTCCTGCAACATGGTCTGAGTCTTTAACCCAGTAGTTGCCTACTTTGATGATTCCCAACTGTTTGGGTACGTGGACCAAGGTCCACTGACTTAGATCGATCATGCGAACTCGATTACTTTTCCAGGAGCTACTTCAACGGAATTGAATTCCACCAGCTCTGCTGCAAGCTTCTCGAGCTGGGCTCGAGAGATCCCCTTCATCACCGGACGAAGCTTGTTCTTGGCTTGGGCCAACAGTTCTTGGTCCATAACGTCTCTCCTTCAATCTAATCCAACTTAGAACTCCATGAGAGATACCTAGGCACCGTTATACGGGCCATGTAGAACGCTTCACCTTCTCTCAGACTTTTGTTGGGACTGTAGCCCCTTCTAAGAGTTTCTGAGAGGTCTAGGAGTGGTATACCCCTGAAGACATGATCAACCCCGAGTTGAATTTGTTTTACGTGCCACAATTCATGGCAGACCGTATCTACGGTCTCTCGCCCATCCCTGGGCCTAGCTACAATGTGTAGCCGCAGAATCCTTCTGCTGTCCGTGTAGACTACCGTACCGAGAACTCCAGGGCGTTTCTCCGCTCGGGTTACCTCAATCGGGGGCAGTCTTTGTATCCCGTAGTCAGCAGCTACTTTAGCCGCCAATACCTGGAGGCTTAAAACCAATAGTGCTGGCATTGAAACTAGCCTCCAGACTGCTTCTAGCTACTTCGGTTTTAGCGACTGCTACCAAGCCCTGCCCAAGTTGTTGAAGGACCCTGCACTCGTTACAGATGTTTAGCCCAGACTGGGCTAGAGCAGCGATTAGGGTCTTTAGAGGAACCGGTTCTCCTGCGACTGTTACCACCATTTCTGGGTCTAAGGTCTGCAGGTGTTGAACAACGTTAACAAGTTCCTTGGTAGCGCTGGCTACCTTGGCGTAGGCTTGTGAGAGATCAAAGGCGGCCAGAGCCATGGTTTTGTGGGTATTCATTCTCTAATCCCCCGTAAAAGCTGTTCCATGTCTTGAACTGAGAACTTATCTCGGATCATGGAAAGCAGAACTTGCTCCTCTTGTTGGGTTAGCCTCCGGAGGTCATTGGCCATCTATGACCTCCTTACCTAGATTCTGAAGCTTGCACTTCTCCAGGAAGTTGATTATCTTCTGAACGGGTGCTTCTGTGAAGATCAGGATGGACAGGGCTCCCACCTGAGCCTTGGTTAGGCCGTGCTGTTCCATTTCCAAGCTCCTTGCAGAAATCAATTAAACGTTCTCTCAGAACGTTGTCTTCGATGTAGAACAGATCTTCGCCCTCTTTAAGGACGTTGGAGATTAGCTGTCCGACCCGAAGGTTAGGGAACAGAGTAGAGACGTCTTCCAGCGTCTGTAAGAGGGCTTCACGCATGGGTATTCTCCTTAAATAAGAACCCTAACGGCAGTGCACCCTTCGCTGAGCCTAACGCTATCACCGCCAGGCATAGGCCTGTTCACGGCTTCAGCACCGCGTATTTCGATTGATGGCCATCAATCGTCTGAGCTCATTCAGTAAGACCTGCTGTCGCCTAGCCTTACTTACTGCATTGGTGCACCAATGTCGGTGCACTGCCGTTAGAGTTCTCACAAAAGGGATCTGGGTTAAGGAGGCATCCCCGGGCCTACTTGGGATAGTAGGTGATCCCTTATGTGAAAATTCTAGCCGTTAGAGGGAGGTAGCAAACGCTACCTCCCTCGTCTGGGTTAGAGAGTGAACGCCGGCTGTTGCCCAGCCACATTCACCTCGGTCCCCTGCTGCATCACCCGACGCAGCGTCGTCCGGACCCGCAAGCTGTTGTCCTCAGCTTCCAACCCGTCCCAAGGCGTCGCTTGGCCGATGTTGTCGAGGATAAAGCTCAGGGTCTTTTGGGTTGGTTCCCCACCAACTTCAGGCAAGACGAACGTCGCACCCAAGAAGCGAGCATGCAGCTCAACGGTAGCAGGGAACGGAACCCGCCGCAGCTTTGGATAGACCGTCTTAGGAACCCATGCAGAGCCCCAGACGATCCCTTCCTCCGTTGCAAAGTCTTCCAGTTTGTGTCCACCTTGCAGCTTGGCTACAGCCTTTTCTGCAAGATCCAGTGGAATCTCAAACATGATCAACTTGCCAGTTGATCCATCAGGAACATTGCGGACATTTGGTGTCCGGATGCTCATGACCCGCGCAGTGATTACAGCCATAGTGAGTACCCCTTTCTGTGGGATCTATATAACCTTCTCAGCAGGTTTAGCTGACGATGTTAGTCATCGCATACTATGTTTGGATAACCAGCTCCCGCCAACGCTGTTATCACTCTCCAGGAGACTTTCGAGTCTGTCTGGCCTCAACCCCTTTCTCTCAGTTCGTTGCTTCTTCCCGGCCAGTTCTACCGCATAGAGCTACCCTCCTGCAACTTTCGTCACAACCCCGTTACCAAATAAGCTATCAGGTAGTATCAACCCTTTGGTCAACACTTTCCTCAAATCCCTTACCAAATCAACTATCAACCTTCTTCTCAATAGCTTCCTCAACCTTAATCAACCTTAAAAGGATCCCCGAAGGGCGGACAGACCGAGAGCGGGGATGAAGAACATCTTTCCCCAGAGAAAAAGGGGCCGGAAGAATGTCGAAGACATTCTGACCAACCCCTTAATCTCACCTGTTAATTAACGATCTTGGCTACGCCAAGAGTCGTTAGAATACCACCTCCTCCATAACCTGCTCTTCGATGGCACCACCCAGCTTGGAGTGGATATCACCGATGTACTTGGATACCAGCTTCAGGGTCTTGAACAGGAAGCTCTTGTTGAAGCCATAGGCCTCAGCAATATCTCCCATGCTTAGGACCTGAGCAGCCAGCTCAGGAGCGCCAGCGAGTTGCCGACGGCCCAGCTTCCAAGCCAGAGCCTGGATAGGGTAGAGATCATTGTACTCGCACCAGCCCTTACCCAGAAGGACGGAGTTCTGACGAACTCCACCCTCCCGCATGAGCCGGTTCATCTCAGAGCCGATGAGCAGATCCTTGGGCAGTTCACTATCCCCCTGGTTGATAAAGCCAGGGACTTCGTGAAGCATAGCACCGAAGGAGTGCCACATGTCCTGCATGGTTTGCAGATCACGAGGCCCACGAACCCAGAGATTGAGCGCTTCCTCACAGACCTTGGAGACCGGCTTCCCGGCCAGACCCCGATGCTCATAGAGGTAAGCACCCAGGAAGAGACAGCGAACCCCACCAAGGCCCAGAGCATAGCGCACAGCACCTTGCTCCAAGATCCGATAGGAAGTACCAGTGTGCCAGGTGGCAGCACGAGCACCTCCTTCAACAGTCTTGATGAAGTCAGCCAGAGGCATGGTCTTAGCCTTGTTCATGAGATCATCCACCGTCTTGGAGGTATCCAGCTTCTCACCGAACATCTCCATGGCTTCAGACTCAGAGGACACCCCTAGGAGAGCCAGGTTCATATCGTGGTTAGGCACGACCTCAGAGAGATGAGCATCGATGGCTTCGGCCCACTTCTCGTTCTTGATCGGGAAGATATTGATGGTATCACCATCAAAGTCTCCTGCGGTAACACGACGCCAGAACATCTCGTTCACCTGCATGAGGTGCTTGGAGACATCCTTGTTGAACTTGATCTCCATCACGGCCCCAACCACCATAGGATGGCGAAGCATATAGACCTTCTTGCCTTCGATCTTGGAAGCCTGGAAAGACTTCTTCAGCATCTTAGCAATCCGACCATGCGGATGGATCTCCACAGCGCTTTGCGAAGTTGCCCGAGAAGAGACCACCTTGCTGCTGACACCAAAGCGTACGGCGAAGACCTTGTTCAGAGACTTGCTGGCTGCAAGCCGCTTAGCACCGATCTTGAACCGAGTGATCAGCCCATCGACGTTGATGAGTTGAGCAACCTGCGGTTGCGCAGCAAGGCGCACGAGACGTGCAGCCACCTCACCAAAGCCAACTAGGCTATTACCCAGAGCATCTTCCGCAGAGACCTGCAGGATATACTCAGCCTTGAGCCAGACGAAGTTGGTCTTAGCGAAGACCATAACACCATTGGGGTAGACCTCCTTGAACTCCTCCATGAGTTCAACATCGCCCTTGGTGATATCGATCTCCAGAGTATCCTGTCCCAGAATAATGCTTTCGGCATTATTCTGGCGGAAGCCAGCACGGCTGCTGATCGCGTTGAGATATGCCAGAGTCTTTACCTTACGGCGCATACCAGGCATAACTGCTGCAGAGAGCCATTCATTACCCTCGGAGCAACCAGCAACCAGAGCATACTGATGAAGCGTCATTGCTGCATCAGTAACGTTCTCCTGAACGCTGGTGCTCTCTATCATGATCTCCAGTTCACCGTAGACCCCATTGGGATCTGTAGTAGTAACCACGAGCGCGTCGATGTCGAAGCTGAAGGCTTCCTCGCCTTCATACTGCTTCTTCACCTTGTTGAATGTTGCCCGGTCGTAGGCGGTGGTCACAACCAGCTCTCCACGGAAGATCTCCTTGAAGACTTCCCGGAAGCGAGCACTGGCCTTGATAACACCATCTCCAAAGACCATACTACTAACCGGAGCACCGTTGAACGTGGCACTGATGCCAGCAGCCTCCATGCTGTTGATCATCGCCTTGATAGAACCCCGTGCCTTGGCTTCCCCGATGTCATAAGCCTCCAGCTCCACCAGGCAGGTGAAGTGAAGCTCACGACCCTTGGACTCCTGCTCAAAGACCATCCTGGAGACACGAGCATAGCTCGCACCATTCAGATCAGCCTTAACAGTGACGCCAGAGTGATCATAGAGATCGTCTCCATCGAAGACCCAGTCCCCAACATCGACCATGGTAGTGGAGTCCTTGACCATGTTAACGAATTCCACCAGGTTCTTCTGGTTGAACTCGAAGACCTTGGTACCGCCGAAGCGGATAGTCCGCTTGCCCCAAAGCAGTTCATCCATGGCTGCCCGAGACATAACTGCCTGTCCTCCCTGGCTGAGAGGATCCTTGCTGGTAATATACGCACCAACGACGACCTTGCCGCATTGCTTAGCATGCGACTTGGCCGCACCCTTGAGGTTAGACCCGTTGAGCGTCACCAACTTGGTCTTAGGATCATACTTGATCCGCAGAGCGTTCTTACCCGTCTCCAGGTCAGCAAAGCTGATCTTGAAGAGACCGTCACCCATGTTGTTGGTGATGATCAAGTGATCGTTGTGACGATCCCGCAGCTCTGCGGCAGCAGCAACAAGATCACCAGCAGTACGGCTGGGTGCTGTAGCCCAGATCTTATCACCGCTCTTGTGGAGTAATGCGACACCAAGGGTGTCACGGGTCTTGAACTCAATGCCTTCGGCATCGAATTGTTCCTTTTCATGAGCCTTAGGCCCAAAGATACCAGAGAAGCCCTTGATGACACCGATGGCATAGTGAGCGGCTTGCTGCTCACTGGCGAATGCCAGTGCAGCCATCATGATGCTGAAGGTCTCCATAGGAGACTTCAGGCCCAGCAAGGACTGAGCGACAGGATGCCGCTTAGCCCCAACGAAGACCATCACAGTCTCCTTGATCTGTGCCCCATCCAGAAGGATGTTTCCATCCTTCATAGTGATGGTGTGCTGAGCACCGAACGGTGCGGAGAACACTATAGTGTCCTCATCTTCCATATCAGGCTCAACGTTGAACCCGAGATCCAGGAGAAAGTCTTCGACCTCCGAGATAACCTCAAAGTTCACCTTCAAGCCCTTGAGCTTGTTGATGAGCAGAAGCTCCTCTTCCGAGTAGACCCGACCCTTGAAGGTCTCGGCCACAAGCCGAGTGTTCCCCAGAGCCTTGCCCTTGAGCCCATGGTCATTGCCGATGACCAAGATAGCCTTGGGATTTCCTGCTAGAAGCAGAGTCAACCGAGGACCGATCTCATCTGCCTTGCAAGCAGACGCATCGACCTCAACGAGGTTGTTCTCGGAGATTCCCAGGGAATCAGCGAGATCCCACTGATCCACCAGACCAAGTCCGAAGACCTTGAAATCGTTGCTCATGGTGCCTCCCTTCGCAACGTTGCTGATGTTACCGTTGGTGATGTTAGTGTTAGCCATAATGTCTTTAGCCTCCTACAGCTGACATTAGCTATTACTGTGAGCTTTCTGTGCACTCACCAGGGCCCTTTCTTATGCCGTGGCGTGCGAAGTCTCGCTCAAAGAAAAAGAGGCCCCTTGCAGGGCCTCTGAAGCACTCTTACCTACAGAGTGAACTTGATATCAGGCACGAGCTTCTTCAGCTCGTCCTTAGATAACTCACCAGTGGCCCGAGGACCAACAGGTGCATGGAGATTAACCCCAGGATCACTCCTGCGGGTGCAATAGTGGATCTTGTATTCTAGGACTTCACTTACCACCAGTTGGTAGTAAGCATTGAACCTAGGATCCTGAGGAGTAACCAGCTGCTTACCTGCCTTAACAATAAGACAGATAGTAGCATAGCCTCCCCTTACCTTGTGCTTGTTCTCCGTGCTTCCATCCAGGCCGAAGGCCTTGAAGATCTCTGACCTAATGGCCTCAATCTTCTTAGTCTTAACGTGCTCTGGTTGAAGCACGACAGAAAGCCTTGCACCAGGCCGTAGACCCTCTTCCAATGCTTTAACATCGAAAGATACGTCAGCGGCCTTCAAGAAGGCCCCCTGGTCTTGTGTGACCCTCCAGGTCTCAATGCGTAAGAATCCATTCTTACGCGTAGTAACGTTGTCGTTGATGCGTGTGCCATCTGCCCGCTGATAAAGCGGGGCTTGAACGAAGAACACCTCGTGATCGTTGGCCTTGGTGATCTGGTTGAGAATTCCCATGTGTTTAGCCTCCTATAGCTACACATTGGCCGACCTTGGCTACGCCAAGAGTCGACCTGGCCATTTCGTTATGGCCGTAAGAAAAAAGGGGAGGAAGAATGTCGAAGACATTCTGACCCTCCCCTAAGTTAACTAGAGCGTTAGCAACATGTAGTAGAACACCTCGGTAGAGATGATCATACCAAGTGCCATAGCTCCTAGTTGCAGCCAGAGTAGCCGCCAAGCAAAGCGACTTTGTAGTGCGATGATGTCTCCTGCCAACTGGATGGTATAACCATCCTTCGGCTCATCGCAGAAGAACTCAACCGAGGCCCGAGTTTCATACTTGCTAATCATCGTATACCTCCTTCGTCCTCATTTCGTATGAGGAGCAAAAGAAAAGGGGAGCCGAAAGGCTCCCCTGGGTACTACCTAGTACTCAATCCGGGGTAAGGATTGCCAGAACTCCCGGAACTCCGGAGTGATACCGCTGAAGATCTCAGCGGCTTCCAACATGTTCATGCGGGAATGAGAATTCCCCTCCCAGATGTAAGCACCACCGAAGGTAGTGCTGCCAACCAGGTAGAAATCCTTCCCCTTGTTCTCCCAGTAGATCCGCTGCATACGGCTCATGAGACCGGCCTCCGCCCATTCCCCCATGCTGAGAGGGTTCTTGCTGGTGTAGTCCGCCATTTGTATACCTCCTTAAGGTATTTGGTCCCTATTCGTAGGGACTCAAAGAAAAAGGGGCCCTAGGGCCCCTAAGCACTTAAGCCATCAAATCAAAGAGATTCAACGGCTTGTAGAAGAGAACGGGTTTAGTCGGTTGCTGCTCCTCAACAACCTCGTGCCAAGAAACCTCCTGGCGGTTACCCATATCCCTCAGCACCCGCTGAGTGCAAGAGATACAGTTACCACAGTGCCCTAAGGCACAGCAGTAATCTTGGACTTTGGCAAAGAGAGCTTTGCCGGTGTACACTGCATACATACTAACCTCCAATCAACTCTTTAGGATTGCTGGTGAAGAGGCAAGCCTCATAGTCCTTACCGAAGTAAGAACCATGCAGATAGCTCTTCCGAACTACCAGAAGGTAGGCATCCTTGCCAATCTTCTGTACTTTAACCTTAGTCCCTGCTGCTACAGGAACATCCACGTACAACGTGGCGTGATGAAAGACCATGTCTTTCTTGAGTTGCATGTGAATACCTCCATATGCTTACCTCTATTCGTTAGAGGTACAAAAGAAAAGGGGGAGACCGAAGTCTCCCCAAAGTTACCTAGGAACCAGGATAGCGGAAGAAGAGATCCCCGTGTTCGATCCCCTTCCAATACTCCTCCGAGTTCTCTTTTGCCCATTCCCATAACCCGGTGAAGTAGGCTTTATCCGCCTCGGAGACAGGTTTCTCTATCCGTTGAATCCCGTAACGAGATCCAGCGGGAAGAAGCATCTCAGCAGCGTGCATAGCCCGAGAATGGGAGAACCGGGTTTTGTTACGTCCAGCCATAATATACCTCCTTTGTCCCCTTTCATAGAGGACTCAAAGAAAAAGGGGCCGAAGCCCCTTTGATGCCACTTAGTACATAACCTCCCACGCCACAGGAACATCGTAGGTCAGCGGCTCTGACCCACAGTTCTTATAGCGGATAGGTCCAGCCCCAGCACAGATGATAGCCCCAGTAATAGCAGCTGCCATGAGGCTGATGAGCAGGACGCCGATAAGGTCCTTATCCATGTTATACCCCCTTAAAGGTATAATGCTCTATTTCATATAGAGCGCAAAGAAAAAGGGGCCCGAAGGCCCCTAGACTACCTAATAACCCAGATCTTCCTTGATCTCTTCCCACGTCTTAGTGTGGTACTCAGAGATCCCGGCGTAGATACGATCCTTCCACATAAGCGTCCAATCCCAGCTGGTCTTGGTCATACGATCTTCCATTCCTGGAACCGTACGACGAGACCCATTGGTATTGCGAGGATATGTAGAAGGCCGCACCTCAGCAACCGCATCAGGATTCTGACACATGAAGTACTTAGCGTACTCCTTGCAGTCCTCCTCGGTGCCGTGATAGAGGGCATGCTTCCCCTCATAAGCCTCATGAGAGGCCAATGCAGGGTCGTCCTCGTTACCACGGAGAGACTCAATCTTCCATGCTGCCTCATAGCAGTCCTTGCAGACGACCATGCGAACAACAGGGCCGAAAGAATCGTCCTCCTTGAGAACGGCATAAGCAACCATCTGGTCAGCACGGACATGCTGGCAGAGATCGCTGCGGTCATCCTCAAGCCACCGAGAAACTTCCTGGGTACGGAAGCTGGTGCTGTTGGTGTTGTACATAGCTTAACCTCCCTATGTACTTGCTCCTCTTCGTGGGGAGCGCAAAGAAAAAGGGGACTTTCGTCCCCTTTGGCTTCTACCGGAGGAGCTTCCACGCCCAGTAGAAGGAGGTCATGGCGAGATGCCGAGCCCAAAGCTCGGCTTCCCACTCTGACGGCCTCTCCTGGACCGGATACTCATCCAGCCACCAGTAGAAGTCCTGGTCGGCCCACCGACCATGATCCCGAGGAGGATTAACCTCCTTCCAGGTCTTGGGCCAACCAACCCGGTCCTGCTGGGCATGCCACCCCTCGTGAAGGAGAGTTAATAGCATGTCCTGGCCGTGGGCTTTGGTTACCAAAGCCCAATCACCGGTATATTTACCGTCAACCGGATAGGAGGGCTCCCAGCCACTCCAGGACTTCACCTGAGCTCGAAAGCCCAGGCGAACCCCGGCGACCCGGTACCGGAGGCAGAAGAGCCTCCATACCAGACGAAGGACTAGGATGTTCCAGATAGTCTTCAACATAGTTCATACCTCCGACTATGTTTGCTCCACTTCGTATAGAGCGTAAAGAAAAAGGGGAAGCTTTCGCTTCCCCCTGAAGGCTATACTTCAACGAAGATATAGCCCTCGAAGCGTGGGGGTACGATGACCCCCACGCCCCGTTCAGTACCCTCGGCCTTAAGCCGAGGGACATCTGCCCTAAGGCAGTGGATCTTGATACGCATAACGTATCTCCTTTCTCTCTGCTTTGTGCAGAGACCACATCACAAAGGAGTTACAACCCCTTTGTAAAAATCACCCACCCTCCTTTATTGATATGGGGGGCTATAGGCAACCTCAATCATGGGTCTTTGACGAGTTCTATAGTACCTAAAAGGTAGACTATTACTATCTTTAAGTCCCTAGGGTACCCAAAAACATAAGAAACCTAAACCCATATCAACTTGAAAAATATCCAGGATTTTGATAGTCTTTTAGTACACTATTACTTAGTAGAAAGTAATCTCACTTGCCAGATAAACTAATAGACATCCTAAAGCTCGCCCTAATGGAACCGGATGACGAAGCCTTTATCTTAGTACGAGATGCCTTAATGATTTGGATAAGTAATCCGGAGGGAATAGATGAACTTAAGTCAAGAGTTGAACAATTGGAGAAGCAGTAAATGAGCCTAGAAGCAGACCTAGAACAAGCAACCCTAAAAGCAGCAGAACTATTCAACCAGATAACGATGATGGAATCTCAGGTAAGAGCTCGCGCTCTAACTACGGAAGAACAAGAACTAAATCTCTCTAAGCTACAGACCTATATCGCTATACTCTCAGAGCGTCTAGGATTGATTTCCGTAGGCCTAGATTCCATCAAGTGGAATCTACAGCTCGGACTAGCATTAAGCGCTATTAGAGACGCCCAGAAGCTCTCAGAGGCGGTTACAAATGCTGCTAAAGCATTACCCTCTTCTACTCAGATAGCTGCAGTACAAAATGATATTAGGGACTTAATGAAAATAAGCAGATCTTCGTTACACGAAGAGTCTGCTCGAACAGAGGTAAAATAACCATGTCGATGAGAACTCAATTCAATTCCTATATCTTGCCTAGGACTGCGGAACTAATCCGCCTAGAAGTAGAACGAACTGGTATACCTGCGGGCAAACTATTAGACAAGGCTATCGCTATCTATAGCATGGAAGACTTCAGTCTCTTTCATAAGAGACTGCAGGAATATCTAATGGATGAAGAGCAGGTAGACCTTGAGGCGATCTCTCGCCTCAAGAACTTCCTAGACGCGTATCTACGCGTCTCTATGCCCGTGGACGCACTGGATAAACAACAGTAGCCATTATTAGTCTGCCACGCAGATCTCTAAGATATAGCATTAGTCCGTTCTCGTATTTAATAACAAGTACTTTGCTGCCGTCTTCTAAAATCTTAGCTGCCTGCACCGTACCCTTATGAGTGCTTATATAAGCGTGCTCAGGAACGGTAGTAGGAGATATTACAGCTTCAGAAGTATTAGGGATAATAGTATCCGCTATTAAAGTATCATCGTCTTTAGTCTCTACGATGTGATTAAATTCCATACCTTCGTAATAATAAACAGTATGGTGCTGTTCCGTTTCTTCTTGTTTAATTAACTTGCCGTAATCTTCTTTGGGCGTAAAAGCTGTTAATAGCGCCGCAGTCGCTATTAACAGCGACTTCTTAAACAGTGAATTCATTAGTTAAATCTCCTCTTATTACGCCCATACCATTTTCATCTAACCAATTAGAAACCTCAGAACCATCGTCTGATACTACATTTATATCATTACCCTCTAAATCTCTGTATTCTGCCGTCTGTGTAGGATCATCACTGATATCTCGTTCTGGTAAAAATAAGGCCTCTATTGCATTAACAGCAGCTTCTCCCAGTTCTCCTGCCATAGCTCTCTGAGCTTTCTTCTTCGCTTCAAAGAAGCTCTCAGTAATAACAGAGCCAAAGGCACCTAGAACAGTAGAAGCTAAGAAGCCTGCTACTGCAGCTGTGCCTTTATGTGCTTTAGGAATAACTCTAGAGGTTAGCACTTCAGCAGCCTGGCCTAATACCCCACCGGCTAATAAACTAGCGGTAGATTTAAGCAGCGTCTCAGAGTCTCCAGAGGCATTCATCTTAGCAGCCATAGTAGGGTTCATCATAAAAGAGCTAACTACGCCTGCTTGGACTAATTCACCACCGGTACTCTTATGCCCCATTATTGCATTAGCAATACCCGCCCCTAACATACCCCCAAATAAGTTAGTTACTACACCGAAACTGGCTCTGCCAGACTCAGATTCTAAGTTAACAAATTTAGATAAGGTCTTCTCTCCTTTAGCCAAGAACTTATCAATGGGACCCGATTCTAGGGTAATACCCGCAGCAGGGCTAGTGCTGAGAAGGTCCAGCATCGCTTCAGAGGCACCTGTTTTTCTGTCCAGAATGGTTTTGATCTGGTCGCCACTAAGGCCCTGCTCTGCAAGGCGCTCAGAGGCTGCAGTCCACTCTGCTATTTCTCTATGTCTAACTGCACCTCTTCTTATATCCCCTATAGTTTGCTTCATTCTTTGTTCTTCTGTTTGAGCCATTTGATCCTTAGTAAGAATAGTGCCGTTGCCCTGTTCCCAGAGTTCTTGGAATCGAGTTCCTATTTTAGTACCAAACTTATCCATCCTATTTAAATCATCAAAGAAGGCTTGGCGCTGCTCCATGGACTTGCTTTGCAGATCTTCGTTTTCTAAGATATCTCTAATCATAGTCATGCCTTCTAGATCAGAGAATTGAGTATGTGGTCTTGCTGTTATGCTTAGTAACGTAGCAACTTTAGCTTCTCTACTTATAGATACATCAGGCTTAGACGGAATTATAGTAGAACCGTGCTCTATGCTTTGTTTAACATCTCTTTCGTATTGCGCTCTTTCTGCCCCAAAGTTAAATAGTTCTACCAAGCCCTTAAGGTCATGTTCTCCATCTCTCTTAGTCATAAAACCCTTAACACTGCTTTGAGAGGAGAACATCAGACCGATAGAGTTATAATTATGTTCGATTAATAGTTTATCTAGTAATACCCTTTCTGCTTTTTTATTCTTCTTAAATAGGCCAGTAATAAACTGATCCCTTAAATCATGGTTTTGTTTTAATTCTTCATAAGAACTAATACTTACTCCAGCCTCGCTAGCTATATTCTTTATAACTTCTTCACCAATTAATAAGCCATCTTCTATAAGACCACTAAGAGCAAACTTAGTAGTGTACGTAGTTTCTATTTGGAATCTAGCCTGCTCTATGGCAGCCTTGGCGTGAAACTCTTTAAAGGTCTTAGATAGCTCTAGGAAGCCGGGGGTTTCCTTTCTTCTCGTTCCGCCGTCTATTAGGTCCTTAACTTCTGTAGAGCCCTCTAGAATAGCTGTTAAATAAGAAATAGTTTCAGCCCCAGCTACTTCCTTTGCAGCAGCTCTGGCACCCTCTCCTCTATACTTATCCCTAAGTCTACCAAATAGTTTAGCTTCGAATGCTTTGGGTTTTAGAGAGTCTCTAGCCATCTGATTTATGCTTTGCATAAATCCAGAGATTCTATCCATCTGTGATAGGCCTCTCTCGTAGTCCATTGCTTTTCTGCCGAAGAGACGATTCTCTGCCTCTTTGTTACTGCCTTCGTGCTTACCAGCAATAAACTGAGTATTTAGCAATAGATCATAAGTAGCGTTAAATGCTTTGCCTATTACTTCAGTACCAGCAAAACCGATATAGCGATATAGAAACTCTATATCATCGTGCTTCATATTAGAAAGCGGATCCGTGATACTTTGCTCTAGTTTGGCTACTCTTTGTTTTGTCGCAGCCTCTGCTGCTTTCTTATGGAGCCCCTCTCTGTCGGTCATTTGCATAAATGACTTACCAGACTGCTCCTCGTAGCCTTTAACCTGTAGATCAAACTCTTTTACGTATTCTGAAAGATAGTCACTAACCTGCTCGAATTGATCTCTGGCCTGGCTTATAGCCGCTACTGACTGTGCTAAAACTTTATCCCGCGCGGCGCTATCTGCGCCAGCGCGGGCGAAGGCCTCTACTAACCCCATATTACCGGTATATCTAGCCGCATGATGAACTAGATTCTTACCGTTTTGGTTATCTGCTAGAAACCCTTGAATAACCTCTAGACTCTTGTTTATATCGTTTAGCTTAGCCTCGTCAAAGCTCTTACCTTGAGTGATGGCTACTTTACGTTCACGTTCTAGGCTAGTCTTCTGGGACCAAAGTAAATTAAGTCTAGAAACATTTTGCAAGGTAACCTGGTCACCGTCAAAGTCGCCCAGGGCCTCTACCATGCCTGTTGGGTTTAAGCCAATCATGGCTTCTGAATGCTCCACAGAGAACTCAGGAACGTCTAACCCTAGGTGCTTATTAATTAGATTTACTTCTTCTGGTCTCAGAATAATATTTAGTAAGTGAGACGTTCCAAGAGGAGCACCAGCTCTGTTACCATAAGTAACCATTCTCTCTGGGTTAGATAAAACTAACTCACTAGCTAGCTGGGCTACTTTATAACTAAAGTTCTTAGCTTTAACGCCTTCTTGTATCCAAGAAGAGAGCTTAGCATAAGCTTGTTGCCGCCTATGTTCAATTACAATACCTTCGGCGCCTTGCAGGCTAGCAGAACCTTTAGCCTGGTTCTTAAAGAAGTCTCCGTAAGTTCCTAGGGCCTTATCAATAATAGCTACGCCAGATTTAACTAGTAGTTCGTGTCTATGTACTGCGTCTCTAGTGCCCAAATCTAATCCAGTTACATCGATATTTCTCTTTTGTAGTTTATCTATGACCTGACTATAGCTTTGTTCCTTCATTAAAGAAGTTTCATCTCTAGTTAGATGAACTCTAAAGAGTTCATCGTGGCCCCTTATAATATTAGATTTTCTAGAGAAATCTATGTTGTCATATTTTAGAACACTAAGCTGTGGAGCATCCTTAATATCAGACAGACTATTAGCCTTTTTAATTAAATTGGCAAACTCATTCCCGAGGCCAAGATTATTCATAGCTGTCTGGAAAGCTAGTTTATTAACTCTCTTTCTACCGTCGACCGCTCTCGTATAAGTTAGATCTTTCATTACTGCCCTAGTATTAGTAGCTAGAGCTTGGTTATATGGAAGCTTGCCATAAACAGAGGTACCGAGAGGAACTGCAGGACTTGAGACAACGGTACCAACGTTGCCTTCTACGACCATGTTGCCGTAGAAGTGCTTGAGGAAATCCGACCCCATTATCTTACTTTGGAATTTGTTTATTTTATTAGCAAAATCTGTAAGACGATTGAACTGGGAGTACTCTCTAGGACCAACGTAGAATTTAAACCCATCTTCTGATGGGGTATTATAGTACCCCATAATCTTTTGCATCGTACGGGTTTCTTGTCCCATAAGATGCAAGAGTTCTATATAATGGTCAATCTCAGAGGCCGCTTCGGCTCCACCTATCTTGGATAACTGTTCTAAAGCTTCGGCATCCGGCATTAAAATATCGTGGAAGCCTTTTAGCTTAGCTGTATGTCTAAACCCTGCGTGTTCAAACTCGAGCTTAGGAACAATTATTCTAAGGGCTCCCACATCAGCTTGTTTTAACGCGGATATAATTGCTTTTGTAGCGAGTGTTTTAGATTGGCCAGCTTCAGTCTTGCCTTTAGTGTTTTTAACTAGATTCTTTAGTTTATCTTTTTTAGCTTCTATAAGACTGATGTCTTCATGGGCTTTATCTATTTGCTTTAGCAAGTCTTCGTAAGACTTACCTTCTGCGATGCCACTGTATAGAGCACTAGTTAAATTTCTTGCTGCTCTAGTTAAGGTAACCGTATCTTCTAAAGTAGCATGCGTCGCAGATGCAGCTACGGTACCGGCACTAATCTGACCCGGTAGAACATTATCCATATAGCGCCTATTACCAGGCCCTAGAGGCATTGCAGCGTGCCCATAAGTAAAGAGAGACGCCATATGGAGGAAAGACATCTGCTTCTCATTTAAGGCCGGATGTAGAGCCTCGTAGAGCGTTGCAGCACCCTCCCCAATGTTTAGATAAGTTAGGATTTGTGTATTAGGTCTAGAAGATAACGGAACAGAGTTTGTAGCTATCCCAGTAAAGGGCACTACAGGAACTACATAACTAAAGTCGTCCTGAGTAAACTCATCCTTACCTGCCATCATCAGCGAGGCCTTTCTCATGGCCTCGCTGCCTGCAAGCATTGGCTTATCAAAGAAACCAGACTTATGCAGTTGAATATTTTTTAAAGCCTCAGACGTGAAGAACTGTTCGTGTAAGAACCAGGCCATTGCCGCCGCAGCTTGATGTTTATGGTCTGAGCTTTTTAGTACTCTGCCCCTGCGGCGATAGTCTTGAGGGCCTTCAGTAAAATCGTAAGAGATAATACTAGAATCTACTTCAGACATTAAGCGTTGTAGAGCGCTTAGTTTATCCGTAGACTTTAAGACATCGAATACTTCTCTTAGATAGGTGCCTTTCTTGGGTTCACCACCATCCCTATTTCTCATCTTGTTATGGATGTTTTCTAGGGCTTGTTTAATATCAAAACTGCCCATACCCATGACTTTATCTAGATAACCTTTAGCACCCATCTGTGTAATCAGATAAGCACCAGTTTGCATCATGGTATCGCCAGTTTTTATATGAGCACTAGTTACAACGAGACCTACGTCAGAAGCCCCCTCAATTTGGAGCATTTGACTTAAGTAGCCCTTAGCTCCACCTTGCGCGGGATTCATAAACATCTTATGGAATAGATTAGAGAACCAGTCAGACTTAACAAAAAGATAGGGTGCTTTAATAGCAACAGTAGAACGGTCGCCTGTTTGTACTCTACGTCCTATTCCATACTCTAGCTCTACTCTTAGTTTGTGTTTATCAACAACTTCTGGAGAGATACTTACATTGTTTAAAGTAATTCTGCCGCCTTTATAGCGACCTTCTTTAAGAGCTTTGTTGTCTATGCTAGCTTCATTGGTGGTAATACCAAAAACACTCATGCCTTGAGCTAAGGCTATGCCTAGTCTGCTTCCATGAAGCAGTTTTCCCTGCAGCGTTTTAAGCCGCTGCATAATACCACCAATACCTCCAGCTTCTTTAACTACGCCCTCTTTAGCATCGTATTCTTGCGCCTCTGATAGATGTCTCTTAGATAGAACCTTGGTTTGTAATTGAGTTCTATATAGATATAAATCTTGGAAGAAGTCTGGATTCGCATAGCCTACATCTCCAATTAGATTAGGGCCGATATAGACTAAAGTATTTTGTTTATATCCCCTTAGAACTTTATCAATCGAAGTACGAGCCTTATCCCTCTCTTTCATTAATTTTAGGGTTTCCGCACCTATTTCTGATTGGAATGGTAGGACATCCATAGGAATGGGTTCTAGTTTGCCCTCTACTAGTTTTGCATATTCCCAGACTCTAGAACTCATCACGTTACCAAAACGTTGAGTTAGCTGGAAAGCCTTGCTAAATGGAATTAAGAATTGATAGATCTCTTCTCCATCTTTATCCTTGCTCGTAGAAACGATTGGGAGACTCTTAAAGGCCTCTCCAACATATGTCTTGCCTACTTGTACTAAGGGCTCTCCTGTAACGGGGTTCCTGCGGTTTCTACGCTGCATATAGCCGTCGCCTGGCCGCATAAAATTAAACTCGCCAGTTTTAAGAGGACCATTTCTAAAAGCGATGTCTGCTGGATTCTCTAAGATATTTAATGGCTTTTCTGGATCTGTTAGTTCATAGGCTAGATATTGATAATCTTTAGAATTATAAAATCTCTTACCCAGTTCACCAGAGTCAAAAGAACCTAGGGCGTTCATTAAGAACGTCCGGGCCTTTTCTTTTAGCCCGTACTGAGTAAAGTTACCAGTGATACGACTTTCTATATATTGATCTATTGCAGCTTCGGTAACTCTCCTATTACTAGCGCGAAGCGCTGTAATAGCTCTTTGTCTCATTTCTACGCCAATAAGTTTCTTCTGTACAAAGTTATGGGTTGCTTGTAGGGCACTAGCGATTATTTCTTCTGGAGTTATCCATTTCTGTTTCAGCTTTCCATCTTCGTCTCTATAGAAACCCATAGCACCATTAATGATCTTATGGAAATGCGGAAGGTAAAGAGAATGTCTCTCTTTACCATTTAATAGGGGCGCAGAAGTTTCGTGTGCAAACGCCTCAAACCCAACTAAGTGACCTATTTTGGCGCTGCCATATTTAAATCCTAGTTTAAAGCCTATAGCTTCTCTTTGGACGTCTGGATTAATATCAAACTTATCAGACGCATCCCTATATTCTCTTCTGGCCATCATCTCTAACATAAGGCCTTCATTACGAAGTTGTTGCGTATAAGAAGCTAAAGCTCTGTGGGACTGCTCTGAGATAGCGTATCTAGCTTGTATTGGAGTAGACCAAATATCAGGTCTTCCCTCGGTTCTCTTTAGATTTTCTAAAGTAGCAGGAGCTAGTTTAACGTCCACGCCGTGCGCTGCTCTTAATAAATCTAATTGATACTTAAGGCCCCTGTCTTGGTTAGAAGTTACTCTGATACCTAATTCTAAGTTATCCGGTTCTTCTTCGTCATATAAGCTACCAACAGCTCTTACAGATTGGTTAGCGGAGCCTATATAGCCAATTAGGCCATTTGGGGTATCTAAGAAGTAAGCCTTACCGTGAACGTATCTACCTACAGAATCTGCTATATAAATGCTGCCTTTAGTTGCAGCATCTAATTTAAGGCCAAGTTTTTCCTGCAGCCTAGGAAGATCTAAACCAAAGCCTCTAATAGTTTCTCCGGTAGCTTCGTTATAGTCCTCAAGACCCTGGAGTAATAAGTCTACCTGGCCACCCGCTTTGGCAAATTCATGAATCTGTCTATGTAACTGTTTCCAAGACTCAGACTTAGTCTGTAGTACGTTAATAATAAATGTAGCCTTGGATATAGCCCCACCAGCACGCATGGCCTCAGAAGCCGTCTTCATATCTGATAACATTCTACGCATGTAAACGTCACCAGACATAATAAAGCTATTATCTCTACCGAAGCTAGTTCTCAGCTTCGGTCCCTTAGCAGAGATAAAAGAGGCAGCTGCACGGGCTTCCCGCATTAGCTTATCAAAGGTAGCTCTCTCCATCCTGGATTCTCCCAGGATGTCTGATTTCTCTACTAGACCTTTGTAAGTAGCTAAATAATCTACTTCGATATTACCCATGGCATTTGCATACATGCCATCTCTTTCAAAGACCCCCAGGGCGCCTCTAGTAAAGTTAGAAGAACCCAAGATTAGCATCATCTCCTCTAGTTTATCGCTGGCCTTGTTGGCCAACACAAACTTTTCGTGAGCGATCTTAGGGATTAGGTCTTCTGCACCCGCAGTTATGCCCTTTCTCTCGGATCTAATATCATATCCAATGTCGGCCTTTAGGCCTTTAAGGTCTGTAGCTAGCCATTTTCTTAAGGCGCCCATAGTTAGAGCGTTTTGTAGCGTAATTGCTCCAGGAACATTTAAACGAACGCTTAAGGAGCCTTTTTGCTCCTTAAGCTGCTGCATGGCCATATAAAGCTCGGCCACCATTGTTGTATGTTCAAACTGGAACATACCAATATCTAGACTGCTTCTAGCATTACGCAAAACTGTTGCGTACGCAGCTCCGTGATGGCTGTGGATAATACCTGCTGCTAGATCTGGTAGAGCTACGCCTTCCCCTTTAGTTCTTCCAATGTAGCTTTTTACTGAAGTATCTAATTGTTCTACTAGAGCACTAGTAACAAAGGTTCTCTGATAAAGCCTATAGTTAAACTCATCCGCATCAGGTTCCCCACTGAGACCCGCCTCAAAGGCTTTAAATACTGCTTCAGCCAGCGGGGTGATCTCGTGTAGCTTTATAGACTTTCTACGGCCTTCTAGGAGATTCTGGAGCCTTCTACGATTACGCGTATCTGTAGAGTTCTGTAGATTAGTTAGAATGCCATCTGCTGTTGTATAGTCTTTTAATCGTTTATATGGATCAGTCTCTGGGTCTTTAGCCTGCTTAGCGTATATATCTAAAACAGAAGCGCTATCTCTTTCGGCCCTAGAATCGGGAGTAAGCGTATCTAGTTCAGCACTATTTTCATCTCTATATGCAGTAAAAGGCTTAGCCTTGCGTGCTGCAAGGCTAAGCAAACTTAGCCCAGTTCTGGTGAGGTTTTGAAGATTGAAGTCTTGCATATTTTCATTATAATGCTATATAGTACTAGTGTAAATTTACCCAAGTTTATGGAGTGTTCTAATGTTCGAACAACGACTTCCTTCTGGTTTAGTGGTGAACTTCCGTGCACCACGAAATATTGATCGTAAGACTGTAGTAGAGAAATTTCTAAAGAACAATGACCGCGGAGCTCAAACAGATATGGAGCTGTTGTCTTCGTATTGTTTGACTTCTGTAGGGGGCCAGGACTTTATGGATCCAGATCCTCGCTACCGCATGGATAGTTGGGAACTTAAGGACGTTCAGTTCTACCAAGCCCTATTCGTTGAATTATTCTTTATGAATGAAGAAGACGATGTTAAGGCGGTTAAAGATGCAGCAAAAAAACTTCTAGGGCCTGGTACCGAGAACAGCTAAACGTTGGTCTAGGGGTCAGGCTAGCAAGATATGCAAATATCCAACCTAGCGAGTTTTACCAAATGACAGACGAAGAAGCAGAAGCCTGGGCAGAAGCGGTAACAGAGCTACTGCGAGAAGAAATACAGCTAAGCTACAGCAAGCCAACAGAAAGAACTTAAAGACAGATAAGCTTGTCGAGGCCATGCCAAGGGGCATGGCCAAGCAAGCAGGTTCTAGTATCTTAACCAATGTAATTTATTCTCTAAACGGGTTTCTTGGAAACCCGGATTCTGTAAGGCTTCATGAGTATGAGAGAGCTTTAACTACAGACGAAACTATTGCTTCAGCTCTAGACTTTGTTCAATTAAGTATTATTGCTTCCCTTGGAGAATATACTCACAAGAACCCAAAGATTGAAGCCTTTGTTAGAGAAAATCTCTATACCATGGAAGGTAACTTTAGAGCAGCTATTGGAGAAATGGTTCTCTCAGCCCTATGGGCTGGGTTTGCTTGTTCTGAGATTCTTTGGGAAGCTGAGGCCGGCAAACTTTGGATTAAAAAGCTAGCTAACTATCACCCAAATACTATTCATATCTCTGTAGACAAACACGGCCAATTAGACGAAGCAGGAGAGCCCCTTCCTGGGTCCTTTAAGCCCCCTGGGATATATCAGACGAATGTTACCACCTCCGGGGAGTATAACAAGCTTCCTATGGCTAAGACGTGCCTTATAACGCATCGTAAGAGACATAATAATTACTATGGTGAATCAATCATTCGTAGAGTATATAAAAGCTGGAAGTATAAAGATCCAGGGTTAGAAATGTGGGCTATTGCCCTAGATCGTTATGGCACTCCAGTAGTTTATGCTGTCGTTCCTAATGTTGCTACTGGTAGAGAAATTATTGATAGTAGTGCTCCGGATGGTAAGAGACTAGAAACAATTGCAGATACTGCAATTGATGCCATCAGTAATATTCACCTAGGTACTGGGGTTGTTCTTGAGCAACCAGATCCAGAGAATCCCATTAAAATAGATACTCTAACTACAGGTAATAACTTTGGTTCAAGCTTTGAAGAGTTTATTAGACATTTAAATGCTTCTATTTATAGAGGCTTGCTAATTCCTCAACTTATCTTTAATGAAGGTACTTCTGGTATTGGCAGCTCTGGTCTAGCTAAGGTTCACTTTGATACATATGTTCTAATGATTGAATCTATGTATACTCAGTTTATAGAACCTTTCTGTGAACAAGTTATAGGTAGACTTATTAGATATAACTTTAACGAAACAGATCCAGGTGAATTTCCTATGACTCCATTTAATGCTGCGGATTCTGCTCTGTTGGCGCAGACCTGGACCCAGATGGTTGATAAGGGTGTAGCGGATCCATCTAATCTACAAGATTTAAATGCTATGAGACGGTCTGTCGGTTTGCCTGCTACAGCCGAGACTATTGTTAATAGTATTGATGAAGTTGTAACAGACAAAAAGCGGGAACTAGACATTGAAGAGAAAAAGGCAGAGAAAGCTGCTCAATCTACGCCACCTCCCATGGTTTAGGCTAGATCTGCGTAAAGGGGACTAATTTGATGGATACAACCTTAAAGGTTCCAGTTGCTCGACTGGGTACGTGGTATCACCCTCGGTATGGGATTGTTCAGTTTACTCAAGACGATTTTGATCAGATGATGTCTAACTTTGAAAAGAATGAGTTAGGCTATCCTCCGTATATGCGGTATGGCCACGACTTAGGCGTACCCGGTACAGTAGACTCTGAACCCTCCAGAGGGAATATTAATTCGTTAGTTCAAGATGGGGACATCTTATATAGCTATGTCGCTCCCACAGATGAAGCGGCTGTAGAAGATGTACAAAGCAAGCGTATGAGGTTTGCTTCTGCCGAACTAACTAGAAACATGACCTCTAAGAATAGTGGCGAGAACATTGGTACTGTGTTAACCGCTATTGCTTTAACTAATGCCCCGTTTGTGCCAGATTTACCCTACTCTGAAGTCCTGTCTGCTAATGCAGACGATTACTTTGTTCTTGAGTTATCAGACGGCAGTACAATGAAACAGGAATGTGCAATGACGTGTCCAGAATGCGAAGGCCCAATGAGTGAAGAGGGCCACTGCGAAATCTGTGGCGATGAGATGCATCAAGAGTATGCCTCCAAGACAGAGTCTGGGGTTGCACACCCTGCTTCTCATTACGCCTATGTTCCTGAGCCGGATAAGCCCTCTACGTGGAAGCTTTTGATTCATGATAAGGCTCATGTAGCAGCTGCTGCTGCCGCTTTAGGCAAGGGGTTTAGGGGTAATAAGGTTTCTCTACCTTCAGAAGATAGAGCAGCCGTTGTGGCTAAAGTTAGATCTGCTTGGAAAAAGTTTAATCCGGGTAAGGAGACTGAAGATATGCCGGATGCTCTAAAACTTAGTGATACTCACTCACTAATTCAGAAACTATATGATGAATTTAGTCAATTCTTTAGTTCCTGGAAGACAAAACCAGAAATTTGTGATAAATGTAATGAAGAAGCCTGTGTGTGCAGTGATGCTCCGCAAGCAATTCAAGAAGAGATTGAGGAGACTCAAGTGAACGAGACAGAAAGTGTTAGCGAAGTAGTTCAGTTGTCCCAGACAGCCGAGCTAGAGGAGCGCCTTGCTGCTCTTGAAGCCGAGAAGCAAGAACTTGCTTCCCAGCTCAATAGCGCTAAGACACAGGCAGAAGAAGCCGCCAAGGCTGCTGAGCTCCTGAGCAACGCCCTAGCTGAAAAGAAGGTAGAAGGCCTTAAGGCTGATCTGCTCTCTAAGGGCATCCCCCCGATTGTTATTGAACAAGCCTTCTCCCTAGCCGCCTCCCTGCCTACCGATACGACAGTTAAACTGTCCAATGGTAATGACGGCTCTATCTTTGATAAGATGGCTGAAGTTCTAGATAGTCTTCCTGAAGAAAATAGAGTAAAGTTAGAACAGGTCGGTCATACTCTATCCAATTCAGTAGTGGAACCTAACCCCTACAAGGAAATCGTTGAACGACGCCTTGGTAAGAAGAGCGTGTAAGGCTAAGGAGAGAATAGAATGCCTTTTAATGGTCTGAATACAGATTACAGTCAAGTAGGCGATATTGCCTCTCTAGGCACTACCGTTCTGACTGAGATGGCGCAAGCCTTCGAACAGTTCCCTGGTGATCCTATTTCCCAATTTTTCCCTATGCGCCCTACTATGGACCCCACTGTAGTTATCGAGCGCGTTCGTAATGGTGTTGGTATTGCGCCTCTCGTTGAGATGGGCCAACCGGACACTATGACCGACTCTGCGTTGGTTGATCGTCGGGTTGTGCAGCCTGCTCACATTCGTGAGTCTGACTTCGTTCCCCAATACGTTATCAATAACCTCCGCCAAGTTGGTACGATGAATGAAAAGGTTGGTCAGGACTTTATCGCTGATCGGGTCCAGCGCCTAACTAACCGTTCTAACCACTTCTTCGCTATCCTTCGGGCTATGGCGCTTTTGGGTGGCATTAACTACACCGATCCTCGGACGGGTGTAACTCTTAATGTTAACTCTCAGATTCCTGCGGGCAACCTTCGGGACTTAACTCCTCTAGGCGCTACCCGCACCTGGGATGCCCTTGCTACTGCTACTCCTATTCGGGATCTAGTTATCTTCCGTCAGAAGATTTATGCAACGGCTAAGACTCACCCAACCCATATTGTTATGCGTTCTGATCTTAAGACCCTCTTGGACCTAAATCAGGATATCATCAACCGGGTTGAAGGTTCTGGTGCTCTAAATGCTACAGGTTTCGTTGAATATCGTAACGGCGAGCTCTATGCCATCGCTGGTATGCAAGTTCTCGTCTGCGATACTCTATACGATGATCCTGTAACCAATACCCGTAAATTTGTTTGGCCCGTTCACAAGGTTGCTATTCTTGCTATGCGGCATGAACAACAACAGGGTGAATTTGTCGGCCGCCAAGATATGTGCGTAGGTGAAGATCCCATGGGCCGTCCTGGTCTATGGATGCGGTCTGGTCCTGATACTAGTCCTCCAGCCCCTCCGGGCCGTTCTATCCAAATGGGTAACACTGGTCTACCCTATCTTCGGTATCCTGATTGGGTCGGTATCATGACTGTTGGCGTTGAAGCGACCATTCAGAACAAGATTGATACTGTAACCTAATAGTTAATATGTAGGGGGAGCTACGGCTCCCCCAATTTAAGGAGAGAAAAAGAATGGGTCTTCGTTTTGATCATGAGGCCATCCGTAATGTGCGCTCTGGCAAGGGTGTGCTAAGCGGTTTGGACGTTACCCGGACTGGTGCTAACCAATTAACCGTTTCAACGGGCCGCGCTAGAATGGGCATCACTTCTGCTCAGTTAACAGCGCTAAATGACCAACAGCTAAATGAAGGTGGTCCTGAACTAACCCTCACCGCTGCTGTGACTTATGATAGTACTGCTCTAGCTGATGGTACTTATACTCTTTATCTATTAACCAACGGTACGGCCGACGAAACAGCAGAAGCCGCTGTTTTTATGACTGAAGGCCCTATGGTATTAGTTAACCAGCCTGGTTTGACGAATGCGCCTAATGTTATGGACTTAGGCACGCCTTCGGTAAAACTTTGCACGTTTACTAAAGCTGCCGGTGCTATTGCTGGTAACACTTCTATCAGCTACGTTGGTCGGGAGTCTCTAGTCTAATCTAAGGGGTAGTTTATGTCTGAAGTAGTAAAGGCGCTTGTTATCCATCCACATAATGGCCACTATGCTGGAGATACGGTTGAGATGAGTAAGGAAGCATATGATCGGCATATGCTTGAGAGTGTGTTTCCTTACTATCACGTTCTAAACCCAGAAGTCCTGAAGAAGGACGAAGCTCCAGTAGAGTTCATCAAGGACGCGGATCTTGAGACTCTTGAAGTTACTGAACCAGTAGCGGAAAAGAAGGTCAAGAAGGGCAAGCAAGCTCCAGTAGAAGCTGAATAGCTTTATATGATACTATAGACGAGGAGTTCTGCTCCTCGTCTATTATTTTTAGGGACGGTTAGATGTCGTTTCCAACGATTCTCTCTAATAGTGATCCGATCATTTCTATGGTCAGATCTCTAAATGTTCTGCTATCACAGACTCCCGCCTCTCAGATCAGAACTGTTTTAAACGATCATGCCTTCCCTAGAATTCGTATGCGAATTCTCTCTGCGACAAGATCTCACATGAACGTTGAGGGGGGCGCATCTAATACTGGTGTAAGTGTCTGGTTTGATACCTTAGATGAGATGGCTGATCCAGTAGCGCAGCTGGCTGTACAAGATCTTATTAATACAATGATTACAGCGCATCCCCTTATGAAGGATGCTACTTATTCTATAGCAGCTAAGTTAGCCGCTAGCTTGCTAACCAACCAGATTGCTGCTCAGGTTAAACCTCAGGCAGACTATGCTATTGAGCTTGATAAACAAGCCATGTCTGATCTAGAGAAACTTATTAGAACCCCGTTCTTTGATGGGGCGGTAACAAGTGTAAAAGAAACTAAACTTGCTGAAGGCAAGTTAGTAAAGCTTTATTTGGCCCTAGACATTAACAACGACTTCGCTACCTATAATGCTACTAATAATAGCGGGGTGACCTATACAGGCGTACCTGGAACTGTTGGAGCAAAAGTAGGCGAAGCGGTTCTTTGGACCGGCTTTAAGGTCCTAGACAACATTGTAGTAGATGTATTAGGCGGAGATACACCGGGTCGTATCTTATATAGAATCGAACAAGAATGGCGTAATAAACAAACGATTAATAATACTTCTTCTACACCTTTTATCCCCGTAACTTTAGGGGCTAACGAAGGCAGACCCGTTACAGGATCTAGAACTATAGACTATCTAAACTATCCAGCCCTTACTTTTAATAGCACTCAGTCTCCCTCTGTTACAGCTACCTTAGGTTATTTACAAGTCACCCCATACTTATACGATAAGTCCGTAGACTTTATTAACTTTACTCTGCAGTTATTCTCAGAAACAGTTCCAGGTAATCTAAACTTTAGTAAGCCCGGAATTCCTGGTCTTTTATACGGAGACATTGGCCAATATAGCGGCCTAACCGTTGAAGGCCCTCACTCTGTAATGCTGGATTTACAGACCGGCGAGAGAACTTCTCTTGAACCGACAACAACGTCTGAATCTAGCTTATCTGATACGTTTTACTTTCAAATTGTTGATCCGGGTTCTGCTGCATATGGGCTAGTAAATATTACTGGTACTGTTGCTGATACAGATCAGTTTGATGTAGTTTTAGGCGGTACCACCTATAGCTTTACAGCAGGACCAACGGATGTTGTTGCAGATGTAGTAAATGGCCTTATAGCAGTAATTGATCCTTTAACAGACTTTAGTGCGATAAGCCCCCTAGCAGGCCAAGTAAAGATTACCGATGTAAGGGTCACAGGAAGCCCTGCAGTCACTGTTGGTTCGCTTGGTAATACAATTACCCTAACTGTGTCTACAACATCTTCTACGGCCTTTATAACAGCTTCGGGGGCTACTCTAACTAATGGTAGAGACGCTAATACTCTACCGAGTAACGGAACTGTTACTTTTAGATCACAAGAAATGATTGATACGCTAAATCCAGTTCCTATTAGTGTAAATAGAACGCGAACAGTTAATGTAACTACGGGGATGACTGCTATCCAGGTAGTTAGTGCTATTGCTAATGATATTGCTACGTTCTCCGCGACTTCTCGCCTGCTAGGTGCTTTAAGAGCTCCAACTAAATTTGTTATTCAGGGGACCCCGTCTTATGCCCCGGGCTTAACTATTGTTCCATATACAAGAGACGAAGTTCACTATAATGTTGTCTTTGATATATTAACTGTTCCAGCAGCTTTAACTTTTGCAGTAGTCCCAAAGAGCTTTATTTCTACTGATTTAGCATATACATTTGATAACCAAGCTAAGTCTGTAATAGTTCCGGCTAAGTTCTTTAATCCCACCTCTGTATCTACACAACCTACGTCTCTTACAGCCACGGATAATGGCAAAGTATATATCTCAGAACCTAAGATTTCTAAGAGGCTTTCTAAGGTATTTAAATGTATAGATGACTTTAACAAGGACTTTCAATAATGGCCTACGAAGGCAATGCAGGTATTAATAACCGTAGAGTTACACACATACAAGAAGTATTAGAAAATCTATTTATTAATTTAGCCATACACCCAGTTATTAATGATCCACCTATTATAGATAATAATGGTAACCAGCTTAGAATTTCTAAGATGAGAGATTATGATGGCATCGAAGTAAGAAATACTGCTGGTCTTACGATGTCCATCTATCCCTACTCTTATCTAACTAATGTAGACGGTTCTCTGACTACCCAGAGCCCTAATGCTTCTCTTGTCTTTAAACCGTATAGTATAGGGAGCGGAGGGACGCCTCTAGGAGCCCTAGACGAAACTAAAGCTTATATTATGATCAAGATGCATCTAGCTGGTTATAATACGGAAACTACAGTAGATCCATTTATACAAAATACACAGCCTACTACATTTGAATTTAATAGAGTAGAACAAACCCTAAGACAATGGATGGAGATTATTCGACTTATTTTAGTAAGTGAGTTAAGACATTTACCCGCAGTAATAGGCCAACCGCGTAATTTGCTCACAAATTCCTATGTTAATTGGATTAATTTTAATACTGGAAGATGGACCGACGAGGGCCTTATATTCCACACAGCTTCTTTACTCTGGGAAGTGGTGTACTACTCGAAGAGAAACATAGAAACCGGTAATCTAATTGAAGTGATTGGTGGTCAGGTAGGAACCGTGTCTGGTGTACCAGTTTGTTATAGTTTAAGCGAGGATCGGTATTACAACTGTAATACCAATGAAACTCTTCCTCTATCTTTTCTGGTGGATCCTAGTACAGGAACCTTTTATGATACACTAAATGTAAACGTTATTAAGATAATCGATCTTATATCACAGTCCAGAGATGACTTTGTGACGATTTCTGGGTCATAGGAGTGAATAATGGCTCTTCAGAATCTTCTTTATCCAAACATTCAGTTTGAGGAGATCAACGACAGTCCTCGACCTGTCTCGCTTGGATCTACCGCTAGAATTGGTATTGTAGGCACCTTTAGAAAAGGTCCTAATGGCGTATTCAAGCTTCGTGGTAGCTATGATGAATTCGCTTCTATGTATAGCGCTACGATTCATTTGGGGTCTGTAGCTACCCAAGCTGCTTTTGATCAAGGTGCGACTGACTTCGGTCTTATCCGGGTTATGGGCTCTGCTAAAGAAGCTATTGGTTCTGTTACGTTTACGGTAGCTAACCCTTCTTTAGTTACTAACGGGATAATTTGGTTTGACTTTGACGAATACAATACGTCTAACGTTTTGCAAAATACGTATGCCGTAGCTGTTAACGTAACCGCTCTTTCTACGGCTACTCAAATTGCTACCGCAGCGGCTACTGCTATTAACACTGATATTGATGTCACCGCTTTAATTGATGCGACTTCTGCTTTAGGCGTCGTTTCGTTTAGCGCCGCGACAGCAGGTGCTGCAGCTAACTTCTATCGGTATTCTCTACGGTTAGATAGCTCTACTCCTCCTGCAGGCGTTGTTGTAACCCCAACTAATACAGGCACTCAGGCTACTGGCCAAGTCACTGTTTCCGCTGGTGTGTTAACTGGTGAAAGTTTTACGATTACCCTAGATGGCACCCCCTTTACTTATGTTGCTCTTGGTGGTGATGATGAAACTGATGTGGCGGATGCTCTTGCCACTCTAATTGATGCTGATGCCGATTATATTTCTACTAATACTCTAGGTGTTGTAGACATCACGTATGTCACTTATGGTATCGTTGGTAACTCCATCACCCTAGCAGCTAATACCGATTCTGTTGGCGCTACAATTACTCCATCAGCGGCTACGTTGCTTGGTGGTACTCAGCACGCGAATGTAAATATGACGGGAGGCGCTGACGGGCCCGTACGGAGCTCTATTATCCTCCAAGACTCTACGATTACTCCTGCGGATCTCATCGTGGTTTCTGCGGCTTCTGAAGGTCTCTGGGGCGATAATATCCAGATCGAAACGTCTCCTGGTTCTGCTGCTGGTCTGTGGAATATCGTGGCGGTTGATACTGAGACCGAAGAGACTGAATCTTATTTTGATCTAAGTTTGGCTGCGGCTAACTTAGATACTAATGATGAATTAATTGCTACTAAGAATTCTAATCTTATTAGAATCACCTTTGTTGGTAGTAATAATTCTCTAACCCCAGAAGAAGTATCTTCTCTAAATCTAGCTGGTGGGTCTGAAGGTCCTGCAATTCTAGATCAAGACTTTATTGATATGCTAGATCTGATGGCGACCAAGAACGTTAATATCGTATTGGCTGCGGGCCAGACCAGTGCTAACATTCGTGCCGCGCTTTTGCAACAGGCAGAAACAGCGGATGCAATCGCTGGGTACAGAATTGCGGTGTTGAATGCAGACAAAAATATGGATATTGCTCAGCTCGCTACTGTTACTCAGCCTTATAACACTAACACGGGGTCTGGTGTTATGGTTGCTGGCTGGGTTACTTATGCAGGTCAGAGTACACTAGCTCGTTTCGGTGCTTCTCCTGACGGTTTCTATGCTGGCCACTTGGCAGTAACTGGTGTTCAGGTAAGTCCCGCTGCTCGTAGCTCTAGCCCCTTCTTAACTAATGTTGTTGAGGTGGATACAGTAACTACGTCTCAGGCTTTTAATGAGTATACTAAGGCTCGTATGGAGGCTCTGATCCTAGATCCGGCCACTGGTGGCTTCCACTGTTTGAATGGTCGCACCCTAAGCTCTGATGGTGCTTGGTATTGGGTCTCTGTTCGCAGAGTCTATAACCAAATCAAGACAGATCTGTTTAGAATGGTTCAGTGGGTTAAGTCTCAGCCCAATACGTCTGTGCTCCGCAACCAGTTTGCTCAGCAGTTAGATACTTATATGGGTCTGTTGCTTAGCCGCGGTATTATTGCTAATACTAAGGCTTCTCAAGTCGATAGTACTAATAATCCTCCGGATCGTGTAGCCTCTGGGTTCCTGCGGGCTGAAGTCTTCTTCACTCCAGTCTTCCCTGCGGATTATGTAGTGATCGGCATTCGTAGATTCCTAAGTGCCGATGTAACTACTTCGGTCGGCGGCTAATAGAAAGGCTAAGGGGCGGGACTTCCCCGCCCCTTATTTTTATTACTTATGGCTAAATTTGATTCCTTTAAACCAGATGATAAGCAAAGGGCAGAATTGAATGGTTTATTCAATTCTGTTAACTTTACTGATCCTGCAGTTAAAGAGGCGCTACAAGGCCATTTAAATCAACTTACAGGCCCTACAGTAACAGCGGATCCCAAACAAACCCTATACAATCTTAAAGGCCCAATTACAGTTAATAGTCAGGCGTATAATCTACACCTAGACAACACTACTGACCCTGCTACCTTGATTGGCGGGGCCTTTGTAGCCGACGCTGACGTGTCCGCATATAGTCAGTTTATTGCTAAGTTCAATGAGATCTTAAATAATAATAAACAAGACACCGAAGTAGTATCTCCTAAATTTACTACACCAACGGATGAGCAGCTTTTAGCAAATGGTTTTACAAAGGTAAAGCCAGTAGCTCCACCCCCGCCACCAAGCGGTATCCATACAACGACAGACTTTGGTGGCCCAGACCCAATACAGGGGTATGATGTAGATATTTGGGTACAAAGGCTAGATTTAGCCACAGCTGGTTTGGGAGATACTCCTCCCAGTGATACTAATTTAGCTTTCGGGGGCCAAGTATTACTAGGATCTTTTACTAATATAAAACTAATGATTAGAAATTCTACTGAGGCTTATTTAGAATGGGATTCTAGAAATCCCATTTATTTTGATGGGGAAACCCAAATAGCCTTTTCTTTAGAAAAAGGCTTAATTGATATGGATGTTCTAAGAGAAACTTTTGGAGTTTCTGTCTTTGGTTATAGAACTAGTTATAACTTATTACCAAGAATGAATATTACGTTTAACGTAAATACAGTAAGCTATGACCGAGAAGGGCGACCAGTTTCTGAACTTAACCATGAAGTAGATTACGGTAGGGGGGCCTCAGCAGAGCCCCAACAGAAGCAGTCTGGGTCTAATAGTTTATTAGACCAAATAGGTAGCTTCTTTGGTAATAATGCTAATGTTCCTCCTGAAGTAACGCATATTAAGTTTAAACGTAAGCCCAATGGACGATTTGTGCTTAAAAGCTGCAAGATAGATGCGTTTAATATAGACGCAGGGGCGGGCAAACAGGTTGTTGCTACTCAATGGACGGGCGTGGCAGAAGAAATAGTTTCTCTTGGTGGGGATCCACCAGCATTACAGCCGGATAAGAATAATAATGGGGCTTTAGATACGATACCAACAAGAATGGCAGACACTACGTTTTCTTTAAATCAAGATCCTGCTACAATAAGAAGGGCAACTACAGAGAATTTGGTAGAGGTGAATAAGTAATGGCTACTAATATCAGTCAGGTCACGGATTTTGGCGGACCAGACCCGATTCAAGGCTATGACGTTGATGTGTGGGTAGCCGATGGTGGGCGGTCTGCTGATTCTAATGGTGGTTTAGTTCTTCTCGGTTCCTTTACTTCGATCGTTGTTACTGTAAGAAATGCTACGGAAGCCTATCTAGAACTTAATCAGCGGGTTCCTCGTTATTTGGATGGCGAAGTTCAAATGGCTTGGGTTATGGAAAAGGGCTTGTTAGATATCAACGTCTTTCAACAAACTTTTGGTTTTGCTAAGATGTCTCGGCAGAGCCGGTTTAACAGATCCCCTAGATTTATTATCACCTTTAACG